ATAAAATGACTAAATCATCCCCAGCTAAACTAGCTTTCCAGAAGGCGTACAACGCCAAGCCAGAGAACGTCAAAAAGCGCGAGGCTAACAACCGCGCTCGCCAAGCTGCGCTGCGTAGCGGCAAGGCCAAGAAGGGCGACGACACACAAGTCGATCACATCATACCGCTGGATGTCGGCGGGCCCCCAGACGCCAAGAGTAATCTGCGCGTCATCAAGCGCAGCGAGAACGAAGCGTGGCGCAAGCGGCAGCCGAAGATGTACGGTGACAACAAGAAATAAACTGCATGGACATCATCGACAACAAAGCGGTGCAGTTCCGCACACGCAACGCTGACAAGTACAGCGTGATACCCAAGCGACACGTGCAGCAGATACCCGGGGGGTTTGAGGTAACGTGCTTCTGGGGCTTGGATGAGATGCGAGTGTTGAAGAACCTCGGCATCAAAGATGCACCCTCGCCAATCAACCGCAACTACAACTGGCCCGGACGTTACAAGCCGATGGGGCACCAGAAGCAGACGGCTGGGTTCCTGACACTGCACCGCAGGGCATTCGTGTTCAACGAGCCGGGTACTGCCAAGACGATCAGCGCGCTATGGGCAGCGGACTACCTGATGAACCGTGGTGAAGTTCGTCGCGTGCTTGTCGTATGTCCTCTGTCGATTATGCAGAGCGCATGGATGGGAGATATCAACCGCAGTGTTATTCACCGCAGTGCAGTTATCGCCCACCATGCGCAAGCAACGCGCCGCATAGAGATGATCCAAGGCGACTACGAGATCGTGATCATCAACTACGACGGGCTGAACTTGGTAGCCGACGAGATAAAAGCGGATGGTCGGTTCGATCTGATCATCGTGGATGAGGCTAACGCTTACGCCACGGCTACTACCCGCCGCTGGAAGTCTCTGGCAAAGATTATCCAGCCCCATACGTTCCTGTGGATGATGACCGGTACCCCTGCAGCGCAGTCTCCACTGCACGCATACGGCTTGGCCAAACTTGTTAATCCTAACGGGGTGCCAAACTTCTTCACGGCATGGCGCGACAAGGTGATGAACAAAATCACTACGTTCAAGTGGGCCCCGAAGCTAGGCGCTAAGGAGATGGTGTACGACGTACTGCAGCCAGCGATACGTTTCACGAAGGCACAGTGCCTCGACTTGCCGCCAGTACTGACACAGACGCGCGAGGTGCCGATGACACCGCAGCAGAACAAGTACTACAAGCTGATCAAGGACCAGATGCTCGCGCAGATTGCAGGCGAGACGATCACTGCGGTGAACAAGGCGGCCGTGGTATCCAAGCTGCTACAGATTTCCTGCGGCGCTGCGCTAACGGAAAACAAAGAGGTCATCGAGTTCGACGCTACGCCAAGGCTTAACGTGTTGCTGGAGATTCTGGAAGAGACGGACCGCAAGGTAATCATCTTCGCATTGTTCCGCGCCAGCATCGACCAGATCAGCACATTCATGCACAAGCGCGGCATAGCGTCGGAGGAGATTCACGGTGGGGTTACGGCGGTGAAGCGCGGGGACATTATTCAGCGCTTCCAGAACAGCGACACGCCCCGCGTGCTGATCATGCAGCCGCAGGCTACTGCTCACGGTATTACGTTGACAGCAGCGGACACGGTGATCTTCTTTGGTCCCCTGATGTCAGTCGAGCAGTACGTGCAGTGCATAGCGCGCGCAGACCGGCAGGGGCAGACCTCCGACAAGGTAACGGTTATTCATATCCAAGGCAGCCCCATCGAGAAGAAGATGTTCGATGCAATGGATAAGAAGGTGGACGACCACGCTGTGTTGTCCCAGATGTTCGACTTTGAGTTTAAAGGAGCTTAAAAATAAATCTTGCACACCCCCCAATCCAATGTATAATCTTGGACATAACTAGGAGAAACGCAAATGACCGATGAAGTAATCCCAATGGATAGGCTTGCAAAAGTCTACGTCAAGATTCGTGACCGTATTAGTGACATCACCAAGGTTTATGAGACCGAGGTGGAGACGCTGAAGGCACAGCAAGCGCAGGTATCCGCCACTATGAAGGACCAACTGCGCGCAATGGGGTCGCTGTCTTCCAAGACAGAGTACGGTACCGTGTCGCTGATCACGAAGACACGCTATTACGCAATGGACAAGGACGCCTTCAAGCGCTTTGTCGTTGAGAACGACGCCGCTGATCTATACGAGCAGCGCGTTGCACAAAAGAACATGGCTGAGTTCCTTGAGAAGAACCCCGGCAATGTGCCTCCTGGTCTGAACATCGTTTCAGAGATTGAAGTATCTGTAAGGAAACCAACCAAATGAGTAACCCCCTCGACAAGATTGCGCGTGTGTGCCACGAAGTGAACCGCGCCTACTGCCAAGCACTTGGCGACAACAGCCAGCCCACATGGGAAGAAGCGCCAGCGTGGCAACGCGAGTCCGCGCGCATGGGCGTGGACCTGCACACAATGGGCGACTTTGGCCCAGAAGCTAGTCACATTAGCTGGATGACACAGAAGGTAGCGGATGGGTGGAAGTACGGCGAAGTAAAAGATGCCGAGGCCAAGACACATCCGTGCATCAGGCCCTTCGCGGAACTTCCGCGTGAGCAGCAGGCTAAAGACTTCATCTTCCGCGCAGTGGTACACGCGCTGCGCACAACGTCTACCGTTTAATTTTAGGAAACATCATGAGCAACATTCAAGTATTCAACCCTTCCGCAGTTCGTCCTTCCTTCGCCACCAAGGGCGCTCTCTCCGCAGTCGCACAGGCTATCGCTGGCGGCGCAAGCCAAGGCAAGCGTATCTCCATCAAGGGCGGCGTGTTTCGCTTGATCGCCGGCGGTAAAGAAGTGGCTGCAGTTGACGAGCGCTTCCTCGACGTGGTTATTGCCAACGCCGCACCGAAAGTGGCGCGCACCTTCTACGCAGGTACGTTCGATGAGAACGCAGTGGCAGCCCCTGTGTGCTGGTCCAGCGACGGTGACAAGCCCGACGCTGCAGTGAAGGCCAAGTGCGCACCGACCTGCGCGGCTTGCCCCAACAACCAGAAGGGCTCTGGCCAAGGCGACTCCCGCGCTTGCCGTTTCAGTCAGCGTATGGCGGTGGTGCTGGCCAACGACATGGAAGGCGATGTCATGCAGTTGACTATCCCCGCTACCTCCATCTTCGGCAATGGCGAAGGAGAGAACCGTCCGCTGCAAGAGTACGCACGCTTCCACGCTGCACAGGGCAACGATATCAGCATGATGGTCACACGCATGCGCTTCGACACCACAGCCGCAACGCCTAAGTTGTTCTTCAAAGCAATGCGCTGGTTGGAAGCTGACGAGTACGCAACGACGTCTGAGAAGGGCGCGTCTGTCGAAGCGATGCAAGCGATCACCATGACCGTGAGCCAGCAGGACGGTGTGGCACCAGTAGCCCAAGCCGCTGCGCTCCCAATGCCCGGGAAGAAGCCTGCCGCGATTGCCGCTTCGGCTCCCGATGAAGAGGACGAGGCTCCCGCACCAGCGCCCAAGAAGAAGGCCGCACCTGTGGCTGACGATGAGGAAGCGCCAGCACCAGCGCCCAAGAAGAAAGCTGCTGCTAAGCCTGCTCCCAAGGAGTATGATAACGGTGGCGGTGAAGATGAGCCAGCCGAGCCAGAGGTGAAGAAAGCGGCACCGGCCGCCAAGGCTGCCCCCGCTGCGGGACTTGCCGCGGTGCTGGGCGAGTGGGACGACGAGTAAAATAGATTAGGGAAGCAAGGGGGCGGCGAGCACGCCTTCAATAAGGGCCCCCGTTAACCGGAGAGGGCTACACCCCTTGCCGACCTTTCTCTTACCATGCGCTACTACTCAAACACTATCAAGCAACGCGTCAAGGCCGGTCCTAATACGATCGGCCTTGAACTTGCACGGCTCGCCATAGCAAAAGACATCTCCATAAGAGAGATAGCCTACATACTTGGCGCGGCTCGCATGACGGTGTATAACTGGTACTCCGGCAAGTCCGTGACCAACGCATATACTGACCGCGTAGATCAACTCATCAACATACTAAAGGCAGCACCCAACGGGGATGTTGCGTGGAGCACAGCATGTCAGAAATTCAACCGACCGCACTAGCCTATGCGGAGCTTCTGCACTATGCGCAGATGTACCTTGACCGCAAGGAATCACTGCCATTCGCTTGGCAAGAGGAACTTGTAAAAAAAGCACTCGCCGCTCTTGACGACAACCGTTAACAAGGGCTGCTATGCAACCGACAGATTTTCTGGCGGCTGTCCTTCCGACGGAAGGACAAGGCCGCTACTGCGCGTTCGAGCTACCGGCTAAACGCAATACGTTCTGTGATGATCTATCAACACTGAGTAACACAACTGAACTGCTATCACTGGGGAACAACAACACGTTCTTCGCGCTGGCTGTTTTCCATGACAAGAACCGGCTGGCTGCTAACGCGCTGGCCGTGCGTGCACTCTGGGTGGATATTGATTGCGGGGCCCAGAAGGACTCCTCCAAAACGTACACCACCAAGCGCGAAGCGATCCAAGCTCTACTGGACTTCCTAAAAGCCACAGGCCTAGACAAACTGGGCGTACCGTGGCTTGTTGATTCTGGAGGCGGCATTCACGTGTACTGGCCGCTCACCGAGGACGTATGTATCGAGGATTGGAAGCCGGTGGCGGAGTCGCTGAAGTACACCGCGCAGCGCATGGGCTTCAAGATCGACATGACTGTGACCGCCGAT